AGAAGGGTGACCCCTACTGGGGTGAAAAGCCCCATGACCAGACTGCTGTGGCTGATCGGAAAGGCCGTCGCAGGCGCAAGCCATGTTGCGCCGGCAGCGAGACTGGCGACATACCCGGTGCCGGCGATCTTCATCGGAGATCGATCGCTGTCGAATATCAGCTTATCTCCCGTATGCGCTGTCGTGTAGCCGGGCCGTGCCATTTTCGCGGTAGTCTTGTTGAACACCAGGACTTTCTGACCCGCAACGGGCGTTCCGGGCGTCAGATAGGCAGTGCCATCTCCAGGCAGATCGGAGATGAACAATTGCGCGCGACAGGCCACGTTACCAGTTCCAAATCCGGGCGGGTCTCCCGCGAACCACGTCACGGTTGACTCCGCGTCGGCTATCCAGAACTCAGGTGCGTATAGTAGAGGTTTCCCGTTCACTCCCGTCTGGCTGTATTCAAGCATGGATGTCCACGCCTCGGCCGCGTCAACATTTGCCTTTCTCTGTGTAAGATTGGCCCCAGGCAACACTCCTGTTGGCATCACAAACAATCTCACCCACGATATTTTCTTGGAGAGTGTCGAGTAATCTGAATAGCCGGGGTTTAGCGTAGCCTCCAAATACTTGGAGGCCCCGGCAGTGACAAGGCCAACTCTCAAGGGGCTGGTGGTGCTTGCACCTGTAGGGTAATACCTGTAACCCAGCGCCAGTTCAGTCCACGTTATATCGGCCGAATAGACTTCGGAAATATAGGCATATGCTCCGGTCTCGGAATTGAAGTTGAATTTGCCGTAAGCTGTGTTCGCCGTCGTCAGCGGATTGTCGGAATCATCGGCCATGATCTTCATCACAGGACCGAAGCCAGCCTTCTTGCCGAAGAACACCCGCGTCACACGAATATCTCCAGGCTGCCGTCGTCGAGGTCGATGATGAACTTGTTGTCGGCGGACTTTATGACGCCCGCCGTCACCGTGCCGATATGAGCGACATTCATCCGCACCACCCCGCCGACCACTGCGAAGGGCACCACGGTCGCGGTTCGGGCCGCGTTGGTGATGATGATCTGGTCAGCGACCATGGCGATGCGGCTCACCCCGGACGACAGTGCGTCGAGGAACAGCGCCGCCGTCTTGGTCGCCCCGCCACCCGTCGCCGCGACGGATATCCCGATCGTCGCCTGCGCGCCGCTCGCCGTCGCTTCCGTCGTAACCCGGAACTTGCCCGACGCCGAGAACCCGTCGACTTCCGAGTTGAGCGCCGTCAGCGCGTCGGCGACCGCGATGATATCGCCTTCCGCGGTAGTCACCCGCGTCGTCAGCGCCGTTACGGCCGAGGCCGCCGCCTTGTTGGGAAGCTCGGTCTCGATCGCGGTAACGGCCGCGGCGATCGCATCGATCTCACCTTCCGCCGTCGTGACCCGTGCCGTCAGTTCGCTCACGCCCGTCGCCGACGCCTTCCCCGTCAGCTCGGCGGCTACGCTGGCGACCGATGCTGACAGGACATCGATGCTGCTCTCGGTAACCGTCACCCGCGACGTCAGAGCCGACACGGCAGATGCGGCCGCGAGGCCGGGTATGGCGGCTTGCACGGCGGTCAGCGCGGTCGCAACGATGCTGAGTTCATCATCCACGGCGCGGATCGACGTGTCGAGCTGCTGGTAGGCGTCCGCGACGAGCTTGCGCGACGCCTGATTTCCCTGCTCGTCGGCGAACATGCCTTCCGCGATCAGCGCGCCAAGATATTCAAGCTCGGTGCGGATCGATGCGACGATCTGGCCGGTGGCGACGACGCCGCCGCCGCCAAGCGCCGACACTTCTGCCTCGATCGCTTCCAGCGCAGTGACTGACGCCTTGCCCGGCAGCGACACGTTGATGATCGTGTCGACCAGCGCTTCGACGGCCGTCAAGTCGTCATCGAGCGTCTCGACCGTCACCTGCAGAGTCGACAGGATCGTGGCTTGTCCCGCCAGGTCCCCCTCGAGATCGGTCAGCGACGCCGTCAGCGTCGTGATCAGTGCCGCGAGCGCATCGTCGCCATCGGCGCGTGCGGTCTCCTCTGCCAGCAACGCGGCAAGCGAGGCGCCGGGCGATGGATTGCCGATCGCGACCCAGTCGATCTCGAAATAATCCGTCGCGTCCTGGTCGGACGACAGGTCGATGCGGATGCGGTCGATATCGCCGGTCCATTCCGGATTGACCGTCACATTGGCATAGCCGCCGGAATAGGACGGTTCGCTGAACGAGACGCGCCGTCCCGCATCCCATGTCGCGTCAGCCAGCCCTCGCCACCACAGATAGCCTTCCCAGGTCGGTGTCCCTGTCTTCTTGACGCGCATCCGCACCTGGCGATGTTCCACGCCCGATGCGCCGATGCCCGTCGGCGAGGCGATATAGGGGTCGCTCGCATCATTCGCCGGCCGGATGTACCCGGCAGTCACTCCCGGCGTGCCGTTGCCAGTCCAGGACTCGGCGTCGCTGTTGAAGGTCCAGATCTTCAGCGTGTCGAACTGATCGCCAGATCCAGCCGACAGAAGCGTGATCTGCGTCGCCAATGCCAGGTCGCTGGTCACGCGCGCCGCCGTCTCGGTCGAGACGGCCGCCGCGACATCGTCGACCTGCGCTTCCAGTGTTTCGAGTTGGACGACGATCGCAGAATCGCCCGTCAGAGCCGCGCTAATCGCCTCGTTGTAACTGGCGGTGATGTTCTCCTTCTCGACCTGGATTTCCCGGCGCAGCTCCTGCCGGTCGTTCCAATTGCGGAAATCCTGCTCGGCGATGACCAGCGCCACGTCGTGCAGGCTGTCCTCGGTCTGCCGGAACCGGTCGGCCAGGTTCGCGGCATCGAAGATGCGGGCCGCCGCTTCCGCCTGTATCTGTTCGTTGCGTGCCGCCGCTTCCGCCGCGAGCTCGCTGCCGATCAGTCCCGGCAGCGTGATCGTCAGTTCGTCATTGATCCAGTCGAACAGGTCGTTCAGGTCGTCGTCGAGATCGTCCGTGCCCAGCCGCACATTCGGCGTCGTGACCGGAATCCAGCCCGACCATGCGGCGGTGCGGCGCGACCGCGGCACCAGGAGCCCTCGCACCTCATAGTCTTCGTTCGGCAGGAACGTGCCGTTCAGGATCACGTCGCGGCTGGTGTCGTCGGCGCCGACCTCGCCATAGGGGATGTCGTAGTCGTAGATGATCTCGGTCGCGCCATCGAGGCGCACCTGTATCTCGACCGCCCGCACGTCGTCCAGATCGCCCGCATAGGTGACCTTGATCGACGGCCGGCGGTTGGTGCCGACCGCGTCCTTGATGATGTGACCGACTGCCGTGAACGTCGGGTCGACCTGCTCCGGCGGCGTGTAATCGCCGGGCGGGATCGGGTTGATGGCAACATAGTCGCCGCCGCCGGCATAGTCGGCCGGGTCGATCTCGCGCAGCACGACTAACTGGTTCATGCCCGGCTCGCCATCGGCGCGCACGATCAGGAATTTCTTGTTCGAATAGCCGTTGCGGGTGCTTGACCACGACACCACGTCGAGAGGTTCGAGCGGATAGGCATCCGGCGGCAGGTAGAGCGTGTGCAGACGGAACCGCCGTTCCTCGGCGATCATCGTCTCCATCAGGCGCTGCACCTGGATTCCGAAGGGAACCGCGGCGAACTGAAGCCCGGCGGCGAGCCGGAACCCGGCGTCCTCCGCCTCAAGATCGTCCGAATAGCGCGACGGGGCGTCCTTCGGCGCCCACATCTCTCCGGGTTCGGGATAGGTCGCCTCGATCGCGTTGATCGTCTCGTCGAGACGCGGGAACGGCCGAAACCCCTGCTCGCGCGTCACGACGATATCGCCGTCGGTGAAGGAATAGACCGCCGCGCCCGGGCCGCCGACGAGGATCTTGAACCGCCCGCCGACTTCGGCCAGGCGGCCGGAACAGGCCTTGAGCAGTTCCTCTATGACCGCCAACGGCTCCATATCGCCGCGGATCTCGTATCCGGCACGGAACTGCGGCTCCTCGGCTTCGCCGGAAGCGATCGCCGAGACGTCGCATTCGTTCGCCGCCGCCATCCAGTTCGACGCCGGCAGGCGATAGGCGGAAAGGTTCTGACCGCCGAACACCCACTCGTCGCCGTAGTAGACGCCGCGAATGATATTGTAGATCTGCACGACGACGTTGAGCGTCGGCTCCCATGTCGCCGGATCGTCCCAGCGGTGCGCGCCGGACCCGCCCACTGTCGTATCCTTGCGCAGGTCATACCACTTCTGCGCCGGCGGCTCGATCAGCAGCTGCGGCGGGCCACCCTTGTGCAGCGTCGTGTTGAAGCGCGACGTGACGATCAGGTGCGGGCAGCCGCGCCCGATCATGTCGGGCAACCAGGGCAAGGTGGCATGGCTTCCAAACGTCGCCGACAGGTAGGCGTCGACGGTCGTGGCCGTCCCGTCCTTCACCCGCACCCAGCAATGGTCGACGCCCTTGTCGTCGCGGAACTCCTGCACCGGGTAGCCGAGATCCGCATGCGCCTGGTCGGTGAGCAGGGTCGCCCGCTTGCCGTTCATCCATAGGCCAGGCACGCCGTAGCTCGGCAGGTCGCCATACTGGATCACGTCGACGACATAGGCGTTCGGCGTCTTGCCGACCCGGCCCCATGTGTTGATGTATTTGCGGGTTCCGGCCGTGGCATAGGTGCCGGTGCAGAAGCCGATGGGCGAGTCGTCGCCGATCTCGACCTCGAAATTGACACCCTGCACCTTCGGCTTGTTCAGCGCCGCCTTGAGCAGCGACAGGCCGACGTTGAGCGCTATGGCGAAAAGCGCCTTGAGAAGCAGCGCGCCGAGGCCGCCGGCCTTCAGGATGCCGGCGATGGCCAGAAACGCGGGCATCAAAGGCCCGGCGTCGGCAACCGTCGTCATCACCAGCAGCCAGGAGGCCGCCTCTATGAAGACCCGAACAAGGCGCATCATCAGACCTTGAACGCCCGGTCGGCTTCGAGAATGTCCATCGTCGCAATTCCCTCCGGGCGCAGCACGAAGGCGCGCTCACCATTGACGACGCCGAGCGCATGCCCGAACGGGGTGTCGACCTTGAAGGCTACCAGGTCGCCGATCGCCGCCTGGCTCGGATGGATCTCGTCGAGGATGGACGCGACCAGGTCTGCGATGTCGCTGAAGCCCGCCTTGCGCATCACCCGCAGCGCGCCCGTCTCGCTGGCATAGCGACCGCGATAGGCCGCGCCATGGTCGACGCCCGTCACGGCCTCCACGAGCCGCACGACGAGGCCCATGACGCAATCGTGCTGCGTCTCCCAGTCGAATTGTGTCCACTTGATCTCGTCGACCACCGCCTCGAAGCGGGGACGCCAGTCGCGCAGGCGACGGGTCATTTGTCACCTCCGCCGTTCTTTGGCGGATTGGTCGTGTCCTTCGGCGCGTCCTCGCCCCAGTAGACCCGCGTATAGCCAGCCGTGTTTGAATAGCGCCCGAACCGGTCTCCGCTGCGCCGCTTCTGTCCTTCGTCCGACCGCTTGCGCGGATTCTTGCGGGTCAGCATCAACATGGCCTCGGAGACGATCGTCATGCTGGCCTTGCCGTCGCCGCCGGCCGCCGGCGTGGTGATGCCGGCCTCGTCGACGATGCCGATGAATTCGGGCTCGGGCGCCGACACCGGCGCCCCGCTTGCGCCGAGCACCCAGACATGCACCTCAATCGGCGCCAGGCGCGCGTCATAGCCGCGCAACACGGTCTGCACCGCGTCGGCGATCTGCGACAGCGAGATCTCGAAGCTTTGCACGGTCAGGTCCGACGTGCGCGGAATCGGCGGGACCGACAGGTTCACCCCGCCGTAATAGCTGCGCGTCTCGCTGTTGCCGGTCGAGCCCGAGATGACGCTCGTCGTGATCGGATCATCACCGGTCCAGAACCCGAACGCCGTGCGCACGCCGGTCTCCCGATCCTTGGGCCAGATCGTGACCGACCAGCGGATCGCGAGCCCGGAGTCCCGCGCCGCGTTGATCGCGCTCAGGATGGCAGACGCCGGCGATCTCATCGACGTTCCATGAAGGTGAAGCCGGCGCCGCGGGTGAACATGTCGGCGGCGGTGCCGGGCTTGAACGTCCCGGGCATGATGAAGCCCTTGCAGGCGGGCTTCTTCAGGATCACGGCAGCGGCCACAGCCACCAGCAAGGGCACGGTCGGGTAGACTTCGAACGTGACCTCCCCGCCTGAATTGGCGGTCACGGTCTCCGACACCTCGAAGAACCAGGTGCGCGACGGGCTCGACGAATAGTTCACCTGCCCCTTGTCGCCGCGCGTGAGCGCGAAGTTGGCCGGCAGGCCACCGAGCGAGATCGCCTGCCTATCGCTTGCGATGGCATCGATGACGACGGTAGACGAACCGAGGATGGACCCGATGGGATCGGACTTCGGGTATCGCGACAAAGGGTCGACGAGAAAAAAAGAGTTGCGCGGCCCCTGCAGCTTGCGAATGACGGCCGCGATCTCCTTCATGTCGGCGTGATAGCCGGGCGGCAGCCCGACCTCTGCCGTCCAGAGCGGATCGGCGAGGTTCGCCGCCCAGGTGCGAGCGTCGCCCGAACCCGACAGTTCATCGTTGCGCTGATCGCCCCACACGACGCTTTCAATCGGCAGGATGTCCGACAGGGCGGCAACGGCAAGCGGGAAGGAAAAGGCCATCAATTGCGTCCTGGTTCCAAGCGTTTAACAGCCAATGGACTTCTCTAGTTGTTTCGTTAGGCTCCCCCATTAGGAAGCGGGGGTTCTCGTGCGGATTATTGTTCCGGTAAAGTTCGTGGACGGTCGCGGCGAGCTAGCCAAAAGTCCCTATGCACGACCCACCGTCACGCTTCATTTCCGGTGGAGAAGCGCTGCATCGGGTAAATCCGCCCAAGCTCTACCGGCATTTATCGATACGGGCGCCGGAAGAACACATATCGATGAGGCTTGCTTGCCGCCGTCTATAGTTCCAAGCGAATTCGACATCCCCTCACATGGCGCTCACGGCGAACAGCGGCTCTTGAGTGGCTATGCGGCGGACGTAGGTTTCGGTGATGGTCAGCCAATCCTAACCGCCCATATTGTTGCTATGCCCGGCATCCGCGAGAAGTATTGTGTCGACGTTATCCTCGGCCTGGACGTGCTTCAGTTCGGCACGCTCACGCTGGATTATCCGCGCATGGAAGGCACCTTCGTCATCAACACGGGGTGAAACGATCGCCCTCGCGATGGCTTCGTCAGGCGCGCTGGCGTGCAGAAGATTCATCAGGCACTCCGCCGGCGCGGCGCCGACTGATAGGCCGCGATGCGGCCGGGCGTGCCCTTGTCGTATTGCGCCAGCCGCTCCTCTGCGCGCTGGTCGACCTTGGCGACATAGGCCTGGATCTTGCCATCATCGTCGACCGTAACACCGACCGAGACGTGCACGCTCTGCGAACTGCCGGATCCTCCGTTCGCCGATACGCCCAGCCGTCCGTCGGGACCGCGCCGCAGCGGCATGATCGCTTCCGGCCCGGCCTCGCCCATCAGCCCAGCACCCTTCGCCATCGGGAAGATGGTCGGTTGCGAGACGACGCCGCCATTGGCGAAGGGGATGACGCTGCCATGGCTGAAGGCGTTGCCATTGGCGTTGAACAGCCAGCTAAACAGACCGCTCAGGAATCCGCCACCGCCACTTTTACTGCTGAACAGGTTCTCGAACAGAGCATCGAGCGTCCCGTCCATAAGCTTTGATGCGATACGGTCGAGCGCGTTGAGCGCCGCGTTGGCCAGCGAATCCCAGAAGCCCTCGCCGCTTTCCAACCCAGAGCGCAGATCGTCGATGAAGCTGCGCGTGAGATCCTGCGCGAAATCCATTGCCTCACGAAGAGCGTTCGTTTCGGCTTCGGCCTTGGCCATCTGCTCGGCATAGGCCTTGATTTCCGCCGTCATCTCCGGAGTGAGCTTGATGTTGTCGTTCGCCGCCTGGTTGAGCATTTCCTGCTCGTAACGAAGCGCGGCCGCAGCTTCCTCTGTCATGAACAGCGCTTCGGCTTCGAGCTTCTGCGCGGCGATGAACTGCTGCGAGTCACGGATCATGTCCGCGTAGTTCTCGCGCGCGCGCTCTTCGTCGCTCTTCCTGGTCTTGCGTCCTTTGCGCTCCTTCGGGAAGTCGAAGACCTCGCCCCATCCGAAGCGCGAGTTAAACTCGTTGTCGCCTATGGGGTTTGCACCGCCGCCCAGCCGTTGGCCGGTCTTGTCAATTCGGCCAAGGTTGGCAGCCTGAGCCGCCGCTGTGGCAAGCGCATTCGCCGACGCCTGTCCAAGCCGCACAGCCTCGTCGGCCGCTGCTCCATAGGCTTCGCGGAGATCATCAATGGAGTCGGTGAGCGCCTTCGACCCTTTGACAGCATCATTTCCCAATAAGGTGGCCAACGCATTGGTGACGCGCTCGAAGTCATCGGCTTCGGCATTGTTGTCTGCGATGGCCTTACGCAAGTCCTGCGCGGCCCTGTCAGCCTCGTTGAACGCATCGCGCAGTTCGTCGGCGCCCGCGCTACTCGGACCCACGCGAAGCATCTCAGCGACGACGCTACCGAGCTGCGTCTTGAGGTCTGGCAGCACCGCGCGCGCCTGTTCCCATGCCCGGTTCGCAAGTTCCTGCACGCCCTTCGCCAGATCAGCGGAATCCGCGGCGCGGTCCATCTCATCGGCGTATTCGCGCAGAGCTGGGATAGCCTCGCCCCACTTGTCCGCGACACGCTGGATCAGGTCGGCCTGCTCTTCCAGCGCCTTGGCGGCATCATCTGCCTCGTCGTCGGCCTCGCTGAAGTAACCAATGGCGGCACTCGCGGCGAGCACGAAGCCGGTGGTCAGGAGTCCGAGAGGCGAGAACAGGCTGCTGATGGTGTTCTTCAGGGCGCCCATCACGCCGTCGAGCTTCCCGCCGTTCTGTGTGATCTGGGGCAGTTGCTGCGCCAGAAGCATGAACGGGTTCTGGCCCATCGCCAGCATCGTTCCGATGTCCTGGATCTGGTAGCCGAGATTGGCAGTCTGCGCGCGCGCCATGCCGGCGCTGGCGTTCATCGCCATGAGTGCTTGCGACTCACGGTTAATGGCCGCCGTTGCAAGCCCATGACGCTCCGCCGCCATCGACAGGAGTTCCATCCGGCGCTGCATGCCGATCAGGCCTTGCGCCTGAATCGCCATCAGATCGCGCTCGACCCGGACCTGATCCATCTGCGCCCGATACCCAGCGTCGTATCTGCGCTGGATAGAGGCCAGGCGGCCCTCCATCGACTGCGTAGCCCTCTCTGACCGCGAACTGGAGACCGCAACGCCATCGACCGCAGTTGCCAGGCCGCGCGCAGCCTGAGTGGCTTCTTTTACGCCTACGGTGCGCGCCTCAACGGTCAGCCTACGAACCGCCTCTTGCACAGTCGCCATGGTTGCTCCGATAACGATGCTGGATTAGCCTGCGCGCGAGAGGGGCGCACATGCGAGCTTTGATTGCCGTAACCTGTGTCGTATTGATCGCGGCCGTGGGTCACTATTTCTGGCGCGAATTCCGTGCGGCTTCTGAGAGGGCCGCAGTCGCCGAAACGATCGAGGACGCCCGTCTTGCGATTTACCGCATGTCCGGGGCAACACCCGGAGATCGCATTGCAGCGGGACGATGGTGCGACCAGATGCGAAAGCTTGTCCGTGGCGAGTTGAAGGACAATTACGTAGCCGTGATGCGAGTGCAGCAGTGCCGTCTACTTGGCCTTTAGGCGCCTAGTTCGACTTCACCGTGATCGTCGGGTAGCGGATCTTGCTCTTGTTCCCAGCCCGGCCACCGACATACCCGCCAGCGACCATGCCGCGATACGTGAAGCCGATGTTGGCGACATTGCCGAACCGCGCACGAGCATCCTTCGCGGTTCTTTCGTATATCCGGTTCGGCACCGAGATCAGGAAGTCACGTCCTGACTGCGTTTTCCCGATTTCCAACTTTCGAGCATACGGAACCATGTTTGAGATGCTGTATTCGGCCGCTATCGGAGCCTCACCGACCGGCGTTATCTCCCGCCCATCGGCGAACAGCCGGTGACCGCGAATATAGTTACCGGATCGATGCGGGGACCGCTCGATCAAAGCCGCCATGATCCACTGCAGGACATCGTTGACCAGTTCGAACTCGAAGACGATTTTGCCTCGATCCGGGTTGACGCCGTCGAGCGCCGCTCCCCGGCGGCCGTCGACGAACTGTTCGTAGGGCGCATCCGACCCGAGAGCACGCCGGTTGACCGACTGAGCCTCGCCAAGTGCACCGCGCGCGAATTGCGCCACGGCTTTTGACCTAGCTTCAGGCGAAAGAGCATCAGACACGACCACCGACACCCAACTGTCGAGAGGTTCAACCTTCACCCTCATCTGCCGCCCTTTGGTTTTGCCGCCTTATTCTGTTCGTCGATCTCGATGTTGGCGCGAAGCACGGACAGCCGCATCAGTAGCTTTGTTTCCCAAAGTTCTGGACGTTCGCCCGTCATCTCGCACCATGCTTGCAGATCGCGCCAGCCGATGGTGACGGGCCCCATGCCGGTTGAGGGGCACCCGTTGAGCACCTCAAAGAACCATCGCCAAATGTGTTGAAACTGCCAGGGGCATTCCGGCCGCTCATGCGCTTCAGGACGGGACTTCTTCTTCGCCCCACCCATATTCGCTCTGATGCGCTCGGCTGCCTCGTTATGCTCCGCCTGCGTTGCGCCATCACTTAGCTTGCGGCCGTCTTGGAACTCGCGCTCCGCCCATTCGAGGAAGTCGGCCGCTTCATAAAATTTCCAGCGTTCGCGGCTCCGGAATAAACCTGCACGAACAACCAGTTCATGCCCGGCTCACGATAGAGTTCAAGCGCATCCTTGGCGGAAAACGGAACGTCAATCTTCTCGCGCGTGTTCGGATCGACCAGATACCAGCCGCGCGTCAGATTTGCGAGTTTTCTCTGGTTCTCCTCGAGATGATCGATGTCGTCGGGCATGCCGGTTCGGCTCTTGCGCGCGGCACGGAATGCGCGCTGGCGGGCCTCAGCATCGAATATGCGCCCGGTCTCACTGTCGGTCGACAGCACGTCGATATAGGCGGCATTGCCATCAATGTCGCGAAGGATGTCATCGCTGATCGGGTCGATAAGTTCGACGCGATAGGTGTCAGCGACATTGGCCGCAAGGGCGGAGAACTTGCTCATGTGGATGTTCCTTGTCGGAGGATGGCTGGCGGCACCGACATGCCGCCAGCCTGTTCGCGAACAACCCAGCTTACGCCGGATAGAAACCGCCTGTCGGGGCGGATTAATTTCAGGATACCTGCGTGTCGACAATCTGTATCGTAGACGCCGCGATCCCGGTTGTTGCCTCCACGCCCTGATACTTGAGTGCCTGGAACGGCAAGGTGATGCTCTGCCCGCCTTCGCCCTGAGTCTGTAGGTCGGCCCCACCGAGCTTGATGCGCGGCAAATAGAACGTCATAGCCGGCGAGTTCGCATCGTTGGTGGTGGTCAGATAGATCAGCAGCTCAATCTCAGTTTCATTGATGAAGTCGTTGATCAGGTCTGGGCTGTCGAAGAAAGCCGTCATCTGGCCGGTCACGTTCGCGCGGCCGAGGAAGATTTCCGGCACCAAGTTAGACCCGACAACGGGATCAGCCGAGGCAGCCAGATCAAGCTGGATGTTGGCGGCAGTGACCACGGCAACGGTCGAGCCGCCGACCCGCAGCAAGCCATTTACAGCGGCGAGAATACCGGTCGTCGTTTCGGCAGTCGGAGACGTGAAAAACGGTGCCGAGCTGTCCTCGTAGATCGTCATGTTGCGACCCATCACGTTGAACGTGACGGTCGACATGCCGGTGGCCGGAAGCTGGACGTTGAAGCCGGAGACGCGATTTTCCGTGAACAGCCGTGCGATATCGACGTCTTCGTTGTAGATTTCCACAGCAACCTTGCGGCTGACATGGCCGGTCGAAGGAACCACCACGGACTGACCGACGGTCGTCACATCAAACTCGGTGTCAGCGGTCTGTGTCGTCGGCGCCGGATAAACTGTCACCTCGCGATTGTTTGCGCCGGCGAATGCCAGGATCACAAAACTCTTGGCATTGTTTGCCGCTTCCGAGAGCCCGGTAAACTGCAAGATCATGCCAACGCGCCAGCCTTCCGTGACCGGATTGCCACCGCCGAGAGTGAACTTGCTCGTCGCATTGTCCGCAGCAACGCTGGTAAAGGTGCTTTCATCGTCGGCAATCGCCGCGCCCCAGGTTCCGCGCAGGGCGGCCTCAAACCAGTCGGCATAGGTCAGCGGCGACAGTTCGCCGTCAATCGGCCCCTGCACCCGCTTCGTGCCGTGCCGGAAGTCGGCGATCTGGCGATCATTGCGGATTTCGCTGGACTGGAACGTGTCCTTCGACAGCGTAAGGCCCGTCGAAACACGGCGCAGGATCTGAGCGCCGGAAGCGCCCGGATCGGTGCCGGCGGCTGGCTCGGTGCCGGGCGCGATCGCTGCATCGGAGTAGAATTTATAGGACACGCGGGCGGAAGTGCCTTCAGCCAATGGCATGGTCATGCTCCTTCTAAGGATGGCGTCTCACGCCGGTGATGGTTGTCTATCCGACCTGGTCGAAGTGAAGCCGGATCTCTGTCGCGGCGTAAAAATAGTTCCCGACATCCGATGAGAGCCCCGGCGGAGTAAGCTTCGCGCCGTCGCCACCGGGGATAACCGTAGCCTCGAAGCACGAAATATGCGCGTCGCGATGCGAGCGGAGCAGCGCTGCGATCTGCTCTGCTATGTTTTCCGCTGCGTCCAATCCCCAGCCTTTCGGCACGAAGACGAAAGACTCCACGACAGCCATGTTGCGATAGATATTTAATCCGCGACCGCCGCCATATCCGGCGATGCTTGCGCCCTCGTTCAGGAACTCGGTATAGACAAACGGCGTTGGCCCATCCGGCAACGGCCCGCCATCCTCGTTTTGCCAGCGCAGCGGGACCGCATTACCATCAAAGGCGATGTTCCCCGCTTCCATGCGCGAGCGCACGGCATGCCGGGCTTCGGTGGCCGTGGTCATTTGGCCTTCGGCTTCCGGACGCGCTTAGCTTTGAGAGCAGCGGCGGCGGGGAGCGCGGCCGGTGTCAGCCGTTCGATCTTACCCTCAGCCTCGAACCGCGCGACGTGTTCGTCCCGGATCTCGTAGGACTTGCCTGGCTTGAGCCGGTTCGGATGGACACCATCATAGGCATAGTCGAAGGCTTCGATCACCATGCTCTTCATATCATCCCCGCACCCTGATCTCGTAGGCGATCAGCTGTCCCTGCACGCGGCGGGTATTGTCGTCGACCGCCTCGATGTTCAATTCCTTGCCGCGCACGATGGCTTTGTCGCCCTTGCGGACGCCCATCTGCACCTGTGCGTCGATCAGGTCTTGCGCGATGACAATCAGGTTCCGGTCGCCCTGAATGATCTCGCCGACCAGATCGGCCGGCTTGAAATCGACGACGCGGGCCATGACCGTCGCGTCAAAATAGGGCCGGTTGGCGCCCGATCCTGTGTAGCGACGGATGGCGACTTCCTCGCCGACCTCATCCATCATACGCCGATATGACGACTTGATTTCGCTCACGTTCATCGAACGGCGGCTCGCACCGAAATGCTCGTGCTGCCGGCATACGTCCCGGTCGTCGTGATCTTGCAGCGCAGCCGGTCGCCCAGAACGCCGTCGACTTTGCCTTCCGCCGATAGGGCCGCGACCGCCGCGACCGCCGCTGCGGCGGATGCCGAGACGTTGGCCGCTTTCGACGCATTCGCGGTGGCGAAGTCGAACCGGCAGACATCGATCCATGAAGCGCCTTGGTCGAGCGACGTCTGCACCACGACAAGGCAGGCCGTCCCGCCCGAGCCATAAACCAGCTTGGCGAGCAGCGTCACGCTGGTCATGCCCTCCAGCCGGTCGATCAGCGACTGCGCCGCGCCGGACGCAGAAGTGCCGGACGTGATGACGAGATCGCTCACCGCCGCCGTGATCGCCGCGTCGCCGAGATTGTAGATGCCAGTCATCAAATCCACCTCTGGACATAGGGCGAAAGCAGGTCGCTGATCTCTGCCGACAACAGCGGATCGTCGGACGGGGCAACCCAGTATTCGCGCTCGATCACGCCGGGGATGTCCTCGCGCTTCAGGTTCGGGTCGCGCGCGGTTTCTGCGAACGTCGCGGTCGCAAGCTTCGACGCGGCGAGCTTCAGATCATCCGGCGCTGTGGAATAGCCGGCGACATAGACGACCGTGATCTTCCCAAGCGGCCAGCACGTCGGGCTGCCATCGGAAAGCCTGGTCATAATCCCCGTTCCGGCGTCGACCTCGTAGTTGTCCGCAGCCTCCGCCGGATCATCTTCGAACGTGACCGACGTAATCGACGTGACCGGGCGCCGAGAGAGGATGATTGCGCCCCTCTCCTTCCGCTGGCGAAAGATTTCGGTGCAGGTCTCGCGCAAGAGCGTCGGCGTGTTTACCCCGTCGGAGGCGACCCCGCACTGCCGGGCGATCGATGCGGAAATCCGCTTGCCAAGCGTAGCGAGTTCGGCATCCCTGCTCGCATCCGACACACCCGCCGCTGCGCGCAACTCAGCAATGGAGAGAAGCGAAAGATCGCCCGCCGCTGTGGTGACGGAAAACCGGCTGTTCATTGGCTGACCAGTCTGTTCGGGTGCTTTGTGTGGTCGTATCGCTTTTCAATATCGTCAGCGGTCGGTGCGGGCTTGTCGGCAAATTTCACCGAAACGCCGCCATCCTCCCGATCTTCAAGCGTCACGTCGACGCAATCGTAACCGTAAAGCCGTTCCGCCGCCGGCGCACAGGCGTCGAGCAAAGAGGTCTGTTCCGGCACGCTGATCTCGATACCGCGCGCCGCCGCGATGCCCAGCCAGAATTCGACGCACGCCCGGCCCTGTTCCGCGTGGTGGGCATTGGGCAGCGTGTAGTCGAGGCCGAACAGCGAAATCCGCTTGACGCCGATGTGGATCGCGAACGCGACCGCATAGGCCGCAGTCGAATTGAAATAGGGTGCCCCGCCGTTGCCGTCGTGGCGCGCATTCAGCACGTCCTCAAGCGGGAACTCGACCAGCCCCGGATAGCCGGGCCGAAGCCTGGACGTATAGACCGGGCCGGGATGTGTCTTCAGCCAGCGCACCATGGCCGCGATGTTGCTGTCCGGCCGTGCAGCGGCGCGGGCCTCCTGCACGCGCAGATCGTCCATGTGGAAAATGCGGTCGCAGCGCAGCACGTCGCCGATCGCGTTAATGCCCCAGACCTCGTCGCAATAAGCCGACACGCCGCCGAGACGCCGGGTCAGTTCGAAGAACGCCGCGCAGGACGGGCCAAGCCCGATGATTGAGACGTGATCTGGACCGTGCGGAACGTCGCTCCGCACGGTCGAGTTGTCGAACGCTTCCGACATCAGGCGACGGGCGCGCGATCAGCATGCGCCATGACGGCAACGGCGCCGACGGTGCCGGTCGCATGGCCGACGCCATAGAGGCGGAGCTTCAGGTATCGCTTGTTGCCGCGATAGCCGATCTTGGAAGCACCCGCCGCCGAGATGACGATAGGTGTTTCGGCACCCAGGAGATCAGCGTCAGCAACCGAGGTGAACGAGTCGCCGGTTGCAGCCGCTTCATAGACGACCGGCACGATCTGGTCGGTCGAGGCGCCGGCAGTCGAGTAGTTGAACACGAACTCGACCGAGTCGTAGCCCCGGCGATCGATGATGCCGGAGAGCTTTCCACCCGCGATGCCGGACGTTCCGACCGCA